AAATTTTCTAAAGTGGCGGTTTTTAGCATTTCGGATAAGAAAGAATTAAACATAAAAAACCTTTTTAATTTAAATTATAACATAAAGGAGAGTTGGTGATACCAAATTTTATAGCAAGCTTTGATGTGGCTATCGGGCGAAAAAGATTGAGAGAAAGAAAAGGCTATTTGAAATTATCAAACACTATAGCTTATGGAGGGCTTAGTGTTGATGCTCTGGCATTGTATATTCAATTAGCAAAGCTTAGTGAAAAAACGATTGTAAGTGAAATCTATTTAAGAGAGTTTATAAAAGTTAAAAATAATCAAAGAATGAGTTTAAATAGATTAAGAATTGCCAAAAAAGAATTAATCGAGCTTAGGCTTTTAGAAATTAAAAAGGTTAGAAATGGATCTTTAAATTTTTATGAGTGGATTTTAAAAGATGAAAATTATCAAGTCAAAAAGCATTTTAACAAATCTTTATCTTTGCTTAAAAACAGTGATGAAAAGCTAAGCAAAACTCTTAAAAATAATGCTTCATCAATCGACAGAAAATTAACCACTGAAAACGAAAAAAAAGAGAATTTGCATTATATAGAAACACGCACGCACGCACGCGATAATAAATTTATAAATAATATAAATATTAATAATAATAAATTTATAAAAAAAGAGAATTTAGAAAATTTAAAAAATAATCAAGAAAAGAAAGAACGCGTTTTTAATCAAAACGCCTCTTTTGTAGTGAGCTTTTTAAAACTTGATGAAAAGGAATGTGAAAAAATGGCAAAAAAAGAATTTAAAGTCCCAAATGCTAATGAGCTTATGGGGCAAATAATAGCTTTTAATGAGAAAAATGGCACAAACTTTGGCGAAGAGTTGGCTAATGATTTTATAGGTTATTGGGATGCTAGAGAGTGGAAAAGAAATGGAAAAAGAATGTCAAGCATTGCAGGCAGTCTTTATACTTGGCTTAAATATGCTAAAGAAAACGAGCTAAGAAAAAATCAGCGTTTTAACAGAAAAAAAGAAGCCAATCCTAGTGTGGTTGATAGCCTGATGGAGTATTACGGAATGAAAGATGAGAACAAAGACAAGCTCTTAGGATGCTTTTAAGGAGTAAAAAATGCAAGAAAAAATACAAATTTTAATGGACTTATTGGAAATTAATAAGGCTCAAGCAACTGATATTGTAGGTAGATATCTCAAAAGCGTTAAGGATATTCATGCTTTCTTAGATTTTTATTTCGAAACTTTAGAAAGAGAGAATATCGTAGGGACAAGCTATGAGAAATTAAGAAGAGTTTGCAAAAGAGCTGAAATCGAGTTTAAAAAGCGTTTTGAAGATAAGGAAATATTTTTAGAATGGCTTTGTAATAAATACAAAAATCAAGCTTGCTTTAGAGTTTTTAAAGGCGATTTTAAATACTCATATTTTGCAAATTACGGAAGCAATCAAAAAATTAAAATAAATCAAGAATCTATTGATTCTTTAATTTGCATCAATACTTTTAAGCAAATCACTTATAAAGATGGTGATTTGATAGCTAATGGAGAATTTAAAGAAGCTTTAGTTGATTTCATGTTCAAAAATCAAGATAGGATAGGAAGAGATTTAGAGCATTCTTTACCAGTGCGAGAAATAGAAAGAGTTTTAACTTTAGATGAAATGAGAGAGCTTGAAAAAGCTGAAGAAAAAAGGCTATTTAATGAGAATAAGAGTAGATTTGAAAAAATTCTTAAAAGCAAAATAGCTTTTAAACGCATAAGCTAAATTTAAGAAAGTCTGAAATGGAAAAGTATATTTTAAAAATTGATTTAAAAAGCAACCCAGTTCCTTATAAAAGAACCACGCAAAGATCTAAATTTGCATGTAAAGATTATCTTAAATATTTAGATTTTAAAAAACTCTTGCAAATGGAGTTTAGAAGACAAAATAATATTAGCTGTTTTCAAGCCTTTGATAAGCAAAAGAAATATGAGTTTTCTTTAAAAATAGGATTTAACAGCAAAAGGCATGGCGATGGGGACAATATCGTAAAATGCGTGTTAGATGCGTTATTTGAAAACGATAAGAATGTTTTAAAAGGCGATTATGAGATTATTAGTTTTAAAAAATCTTTTTTAGACCTAGAAATCAAAGAATTTAATTTTAAAGAAGGGGTGGCTTGATGGCTAGAATGATGACAAATGGCAAAAGTATGACAAAAGAAGAGCTTGTATCAAAAATAGAGAGTTATTTTAATGAAAGAGTTGTCTTAAAAGAAACTAAAGAAAGTGTTATTTTTGCACCTAAAACAAAAGTGGGATTAGCTGTGTATTTAGGAATTACAATGCAAACTTTAGGCGAGTGGGAGAAGGATAAGGATTTTGGAGAAATTGTATCTCAAGCTAAGCAAAAATGCGAAATGGATATTTTAAACCATTCCTTAATCGGCACTTATACACCTAGCGTTAGTATGTTCTTGCTAAAAAATCAACATGGATATGTGGATAAACAAGAAGTTGTCAGCGATAACGTTCAAAAAATTGAAATTATAAGAAGTGAAATCAAATGAAATTAAAAATCGATTTTTCTTACACTCCTGCACAACTTAAAGTTTTTGATGATAAAAATCCACGCTTTATAACTGTAGCAAAGGGCAGAAGACTTGGTTTTACAAGGGGAAGTGCTAAGTTTGTTATCGAAAACTTGCTTTTAGGACAAAATGTTTTATGGGTGGATACCATACAAGCAAATTTACAAAATTATTACGAGTTATATTTTACACCTGAGTTAAAAAACTTGCCAAAAGATTTTTATTCTTGGAGTGTACAAGATAAGAAATTAATCATTAACGGAGCGGTACTTCATATGAGAAGTGCTGAAAGAAGTGAAAATATCGAAGGTTTTGGATATGACCTTGTTATTTTAAACGAAGCAGGAATTATTTTAAAAGGCAGCAAAGGAGAATATCTTTGGTATAACGCCATACGCCCTATGTTGCTTGATAATCCTAAATCAAGAGCGATTATCGGTGGAGTTCCTAAAGGAAAAAATCTATTTTATGAACTTTGCAAAAAAGAATTAAGCGATAAAAATTGGAAACATTTTCAATTCTCAAGCTATGATAATCCATTTTTAAAAGAAGAGCAAATTAAAGAATTAATTGAAGAAGTAGGCGGAGAAGATAGCGAAGTAGTCAAACAAGAAATTTATGGAGAGTTTATAGATAGCTCGAGTGCTGAATTATTTTCTCTAAGTGAAATTGAAAATGCGATGAGCAAGAACTCTTTTAGCATTGAAAAAATGCAAGGCGAGAATATTTGGGGGCTTGATGTAGCAAGATATGGAGACGATAAGAGTGTTCTTGCAAAAAGAAAAGGTTTTGTAATTGATGAAATAAAAAAATACTCACAACTTGGAACCATGGAGTTAGCAAATAAAATATTAGCTGAATATAACCAAAGCGAAGACAAACCAAAAGGTATTTTCATAGATACTTGCGGTCTTGGCGTTGGCGTGTATGATGTCTTGTTAAATTATGGCTTGCCCGTATTTGAGGCAAATTCTGCAAATTCTGCAACTAGCAATGAATACTTAAATAAAAGAGCGCAGATGTATTTCACCTTTGCGAAAAATTTAAAACACATGGAGATTATTAAAGATGAAGAATTAAAAAAAGATATGAGAATGATTGAATATGAGTATAGCGATAAAGGGTTGTTAAAGATAGTTTCAAAAGAACAATTAAAAAAGAACTATGGCAAAAGTCCTGATGTTAGCGATGCGGTGGCTCTAACTTTTTTTGAAAAACTATACAGCAGAAACAATACTAATGAAGATTGGAGCTATGATGGCTGGTGAATTTTTAATGATTTATGATGCAATTGATGTAAACAAAATAAAAAAGCTTTCAAATTTAAGCGATGAGGCTATAAAGTCAAGTCTTGCAAATGAATTTTTAGAGCTTGTATCAGGATTTAATAATATTTCTAAAAAGAAATTTAAAAGAGAATTTGCGGAGTTTTTATTTGAAAAAGGAGTGAATGAAAAAGATATTTTAAAAATAACAAATTTAAGCAAAACAACAATATGGAGAATTATGAATGAAAACAAAAAGAACTAATGATGAGAGAGTGTCGTTTTTAACACAACTCATTAGAGAAAGTAAAAGTGGATATGAAAATTACAAACCACACTTTAAAGAATTGCAAGATGCTTATTTGCTTGAAAATAAGGCAATGCAAAAATTGAGAAAAAGAAATAAATCAAGTATCTACATACCAAAAATAAACGCTAAGGTAAAGTATTTAATCACTAGCTTAAATGATGTATATTTTAATAGTGAGAGAATGGCAGATATTGAAACTTACATTAATAGCGATGATACGATTATAGAGCTATGGCAAAATGCCATAGATTTTTATAGTGGTAAAATCAATATGTTTAAGATTTTTCAACCGCTTTTCTTAGATGTTTTACTTGTGGGAACAAGTATAGCTAAGCTTACTTGGCATAAAGGAATGCCACGCATTGAAAGAGTAGATATTGATAGTATATTCTTTGATCCAAATGCATTAAATAGTGAAGATGTAGGCTATATAGTCAATGAAATTTACCTAACTTATAATCAAATCCATGAAAGACAAAAGCTAGGTTTTTATAAAAAAATTGAAATTGAAAAGCTTTTTGATGAAGATGATGAGTATAAAAAAGTGAAGCTTTATGATATTTATGAAAGAAAAAACGATGATACTTGGGTGGTTTCTACCTTATTTGAAAATAATTTACTTAGAAATGAAGTTACTTTGCAAGATGGACAGCCTTTTGTCTGGGGTTCAATGCTACCACAACTTAAAAAGATAGATAACGAAAACTATGTAAGTGCTTATGGCGAGCCTATAATGGCTTCTGCTATGCCTTTGCAAGATGAAATTAACATCACAAGAAATCTTTTAATCGATGCAGTAAGAACTCATATCATGCCTAAAATAATGATGCCAAAATCAATGGGAGTAAGCAGAGAAGATATAGAAACCTTAGGAAAACCAATATATACAGACGATCCAAAGGGTGTGCAAATATTACCACCACCAAATGTAAATAGTGCGGGAATGAATTTACAGCTTTTAGAAAGCGAACTCACAGAAGTTATAGGAGTTAGTCCGCAAAACAATGGAGCTCAAACTGCACAAAATGAAACAGCAACAGAAATTAGCATAAAAGCACAAGAAGGCGGAAGAAGAAGTGCTGACTATATAAGACAGTATAACGAAACTTTTATAGAGCCTTTATTTGATAGATTTGCAATGCTTGTTTTTAAGTATGGAGAAGATAGTTTTTTTAATGGTTTTCAAAGAGAGGATATACCTAGTTTTAGATTTAAAATTCAAACCGGCACAGGTGCCATGAATAAAGAAATTAGACGTGCAGGAATTCAAGCTAGTATGCAAGTTTTTTCTGGGTTATATCAAATGTATATGAGCATAGGCGATGCAAATTCTGCTTATGGGATTATAAATGCTAGCAAAGAACTTACTAAAGAATTATTACCAATTTTAGGTGTAAAGAATGTAAATAGCCTATTTGCTTTTGAAAACAATGAAGATATTAATCCACAAATGCAAGGAGAAACTAATGCTCAATATTGAAATTAAAAGCGATATATCTAAAACTAAAGGAGGAAAGAATTTAATCGAATTTATAAAAGCAAAATATAGTGAATGTTTTTATATAGCAAAAAATAACGATGAGAAAGAGTTAAGGTTAAAAGCTTTAGATACTATGGCTTTTTTAGACATAATAATCAATAAAATAAAGGATGAAGAAGATGGAAAATGATGCTTTAAAAGATTTAATAAATGTCATAACAGATGATGATAAAGGACAAGTTGCTAATAATGGCGATGAACCTACGCAAGTAGAAGATAATGAATCTATGCAGGTTGCTAATGAGAACGAGCCTGATTATAAGGCGATGTTTGAAGCTTATAAAAGTGAAAATGACAACAAATTAAATGCTTTAATGAGTGAGCTTGAAGCTTTAAAAAATCCAAAGAAAGAACCAAGCGAACAAGAATTACAAAGAGAGCAGTATTTAAAAGAATTAGGACTTGATGGACTTGATGAGAAATTAAAAAGGCTTGAAGAGCTTGATAAAAAGCAAAAAGACAAAGAAGAGCAAGATGCACTAATCGCTAAATACGCACAAGTAGAAAGCGAGTTAAGAAAAGCCTATCCTGATGCGGATTTAAAGGCTATGGCAGAACTTGCAACAAAATTAAATGGTTTAGGCGAAGGTAATATTGACAGCTGGAAAACCTTGCTTAATTTGGTCGGAAAATCAAATAATGCCAAAAAAGCTGAAGATTTATCAAGTGCAAATAATAATGTAAGAACTAGTGATTTTAACGATAAGTTAAAAAAAGGCGAAGTTAGCGAGATAGATCTAGGCAAAGAATTATTAAGTTTGGTATAAAGGAGAAATCATGGATTTTATAACAGCTTTAAAAGGTGGTACAGGACTAGGTTCTAGCTTTGCAGATACTTTGATGAAAACAAGCAATTTTACTCCAAATTTAGCAAGTAGCAGTGGTGGTTTTTTAAATGGATTAAAAAATTCTTTTAGTAATTTTGGAGATTGGTTATTTAAAAGTTCTGATGCAAATAAAGTAACTAATTTTGATAGATTGGGAAATGTTTTAGGCGCTGGGGGTGCTTTATATGGTGCTTATAATCAGCAAAAAATGGCAAAGAAAAATTTTGATTTACAAAAAGATGCCTATAACTTCAATAAGTTTTTAGCCAATGAAGAGTTAAACAGAAGAAAGAATATGGAAAATAAACTTCAAAATGTTTGGAGTAATTAAATAGATTTGGATTTAAGGAGTTTGTTTTAAAGGGTAAATCTTAACCCCTTGTATAAGGGGCTTTGTTTATTGATTGTTAATTTGCATTGACAACAATAATACAAAGTAGTATAATAACTATTAAGATTTGTAGCATCTTATTTCACCGCCTTTCTAGGTGGTAATTTAGTGCTAAGGGTGGCGACCCTTGGCACCACACCTTTTAAAATTATACACAAACTTCCTTAAATCCTTTATTTTAAAAGAAAGAATAAAGGAAACAAAATGGCATTTTATAACCCACAAAGAGTAGTATTTAATCCTGATACAGGCGTTATACAAAACGCAGGAAAAGTCGGTGGTGTCTTATATGACATCATGAGCAAAAGTTTTGATGATAAAGTTAAAGCTAATGAGTTTCAGCAAGAGCAAGATTTAAGAAAGCAACAAATGGAATTTAATCAGGCTATGCAAAATAATCAAATCTTGCAAAATGAATTTAATAATGCTTTAGCCTTGCGAAAATTTGACCTTGAAAGACAAAGACAAGTTCAAGATAATGCTTTAAATTGGGCTAAATATAAAGAAGATAAAGATTATAATCAAAAATATTTAGATTATTTAACTGGTAAAAATAGTAATATAGTTACTAATAAAACAAATAATAATTCAGGCTTTAGTATAGATGCTAATGGTAATTTAAGCGAACCGCAAACAATGAGAGATGTTTTTAGCAAAGAAAGTAATCGCGGGGATTTGTATCATTTTGCAAAAACCGCTAAAACGCAAAATATAAATTTAAATGATATTTATGGATTTGGAGATACCATAAATCAAAAATTAAGAAATACTCCTTTTAGTAATAGTAAAAACTTAAAACAAGAATTCGCAGATAAGCTAAAAGCTGAAATAAATTTAGCACTAGTTAATATCACAAGTGGCAGGATGAGCAATGAAGATAGACATAGATTAGAAGAATTGGTTAAAACAGATAGTTTTTACTTCTTTGATAAGTATGCTAAACATGATATTGAAAAAGCAGTAGAAATACTATATAGAGTAAAAAATGATGCCTTAAAAAAAGAATATATGGATATTTGGAAAACAGAAAGGTATTTAAAAGATAGAGATAATATAGAAAATTATTATAACAATATGTATAAAAAGCTAGAAAATGAAAAGGCTATGATAAAAGATTTTATAAATGCTGGAAATATTTTAGCTTCTCAAGGGCAAAGAGTGCCATTAAATAAGATTTTATCACAACAACCGCAACAACAATTAAACCAAAATTTTTTACAACAAAACAATATGATTACATTTAGATAATAAGGATAAAAGATGACAATACAAATACCACAAGGTGCAAAAACAATGCAACTTTTTGATATGAATATAGATATACCAGAAGGAAAAACTTATATAGATATTGATGATAATTTTTTGCAGAATAAATATAATCAATTTATACAAAATAATCAGCAACAAAACAATTTTAATTCACAAGAAGAATTAGCTTTAGATGGTAAGCCTATGAGTATGTATCAAGCACCACAAGTAAGCCAAAATGAGCCACAAGAACAAGGAGTATGGAGTAAAATAAATAAGGGTCTAGAAGATTTTAATAACCTTATAGATCCAAAAAGAATGATATCTGAAGGATTGGATTATCTTTCTCCAAAAGTTACAAGTGGTGAAGAAGGGGCAAGGCAAAAAATAGAAGATGCTACAAATCAGATATCAGGCGGGTTGTTGGCTAGAAATTTTACTAGCCTTGATAATGAAGAGCAAAAACAAATTTTTCAAATCGCATACGATGAAATAAAAAAATTAGGATATGAGCCATTTTTAGAAATAAATAATGGAGACTATAAATATATAGGCGTTGATAAAAATGGAAAAGAAGTTGATTTTACTCCTAGTTTTAGAAATACACTTGCTAGTACTAAAAACGAGTTAGCATTTTCTGTAGCTGGTGGATATGCTGGAAGCTTAGCAAAAACAGCAGGGCAAACAATAGGTAAAAAAGCCTTAAATTATTTCGCACCATCTGCAATTGGTGCTGGTAGCGGTGCTATGGCTGATCTTCATTCGCAAAGTAATAATACAGGAATTGAAGCAAGTTATATGGACTATGCTAAAAGGTTTGGAAGTGCAGCCGCAGAAGATGCCTTAGCAGGTGCTGTAGTTGGATCAGCTATAAAGGGAATAGGAAAAACATATAAAAGTGTTGGTGATTTAATAAGCAGTGTTAAAACAGGAGCGCAAGCCGGTAAAGATATGATAGATGGCATGGCGGTAAAAGGTGGTAATTTAAAAGAAAATATAGGGGATAAGCTTAGAAAAATAAGCCCTAGTATTTTAAATGATTTAGCTTCACAAGGTAGCGAAACTTCTAGACTTTATGCTAAAGAAATTGCAGATAGTAAAGGTAATGGCGTCTATGATGAGCTTTTAAAAAATGCAAATAAAATACCTTTAGAGGTCAATCAAGGAAATGCTATTGTTGATACTATTGCTAATAAGGCTAATTACTTTAAAGAAATGTCAAAAAATAAAACTATAAACAATATTTTAGAAAAAACAGAGGAAGGTTTAAGAACATTTAGCAAAAATATAGGCTCAAAAGAAGCAATACTAAATCAACAAAATCTCTTAAACATGTCTTTAATGGACGATGATTTAGCAAAAATGGCAAGAGATGTTTTAATCGCCAAGCCTGAAGTTGCTAATAAAGTTGGTAATACTTTAGCAAATAGCGATGAAGCTTTACTTAAAAACTTAAAGCTTGATAATGAATTTAGTGCTAAAAATCTTTATGATTTAAATAACACTAGAAAATTAAGAGCTTATGAAGAGTATGGAAAAGGACTTGATAAACTAGATGAACTTAATCCAAATGGCATAAAAATAGATAAAAAAAACTTAAATGATTTAATACAGAACGCTGATTTTTTTGGGCAAAACATACCTAAAGCTTTAAAAGACTTTTTAAAAGAATTAAATAGTAATACTCCTATGAGTGCTACAAAACTTAATACACGCATTAAAGAGCTCAGTGAAGAGATAAAAACAAATAAAAGCTATGATTTTAATAGCTTTTTAGAAAACTTAAAACAAAACCTATTAGATAGTATGGTAAAAAATGCTACTAATCCACAAGAAGCAAAGGAGATTTTAACCAAGATTAGAAGTGATTATAAAGCTTTTAAAACTTATGAA